TACGAAATTTTAGAAAAAGAAAAGGAGTATTTAAAATGAATGAAATTATTATTTCTGGGCAAGTTGCCGGAACAGTAGCGATCGGGGGCGTGTGCTTCATCGCTGGGCTTATCGTATCGTGGAAGGACCACAAGAAACGAATGAAAATTGCAAAGAGCGAAACACTCAAAGCTATCGAAGAGGGACTTCCAGAGCACAACGCACAAGTCATTGAGCAATACGAAGACGAACTCGCAAGTCGCCGAAAGAATATGAAGCTATACACCGAATCGCCGGAGGTACCGTTCCATGTTTGGTAAAAAGTCCCGCAAGATCGAGCAACAATCGAAAGCGCTCAATCGCTTGTGGTTTATCAACTTGCAACAAACCGAAATTCTAAAAGCTACACTTGAGCGGGAAGAACGATTGCTTGACGAGCTTGCTCGTCTGAAAGGAGAGTTAAGAAATGGTAACAATCAATAAGCTCGAGATCGAAAACGTGAAACGCGTTAAAGCGGTCAAGATCGAGCCGTCAGCGAAAGGGCTGACAATTGTTGGGGGAAACAATAACCAAGGCAAAACAAGCGTACTCGACGCGATAGCGTGGGCCTTGGGTGGTAACAAGTATAAGCCTTCGCAAGCACAACGCGAGGGATCAACGATTCCCCCAAGTCTTAAAATCACGCTATCAAATGGCCTTATCGTCGAACGCAAGGGCAAGAATAGCGATTTAAAAGTTATTGACCCGAGCGGAAACAAGGCCGGTCAGAAATTGCTTGATAGCTTCGTCGAAGAGCTCGCTCTTGATCTTCCTAAATTTATGGAGATGAATGACAAAGAGAAAGCGACAACGCTCTTACAAATTATCGGTGTCGGAGATCAGCTTGTCCAACTTGAAATGGAAGAGAAGACCAAGTACCAAGAGCGCCACGCAATCGGCGTCATTGCGGACCAGAAAGAGAAGTTCGCCAAAGAGCAGCCGTATTATCCAGACGCTCCGAAAGAACTCGTCTCAATCGCGGACTTAATTCAACAACAACAAGAGATCCTTGGACGAAATGGCGAAAATGCTCGCAAGCGTCAGAATCTAGCGAGAATTGAAAACGACTATCAAGGGGCACTCGCAAACGTTGAGCGTCTGGAAGATATGCTCAAGGAAGCCCGAGAAAAAGAACAAGGACTCGCGCAAGACTTGGATATCGCTCGCAAAGACGCGAAAGATCTGATCGACGAATCAACGCAAGAGATCGAAGACAGTATCGCAAACATTGAGCAGATCAACCTCAAAGTCCGGGCGAATCTTGACAAAGACAAGGCCGAAGAAGACGCGAAGGTTTACCGCGAACAATACCGCGAGTTAGATCTTGTTATCGAAGGAATTCGCAAGCAAAAAACGGACTTGCTCACAAATGCAGACTTACCGCTTCCGGGCTTATCCGTGGACGATGGCGAACTCTTATATCTCGGCCAACGCTGGGATAATATGTCCGGGTCGCAACAATTACAAGTGGCAACAGCTATCGTTCGCAAGCTCAAGCCAGATTGTGGCTTCGTGCTTATTGATAAGTTAGAACAGATGGACCAGATCACACTCGCAGAATTTGGGGCGTGGTTGGAGCAAGAAGGCTTGCAAGCTATCGCGACACGCGTTTCAACGGGCGGAGAGTGCTCCGTTATCATCGAAGACGGTTACAGTATCAAACCCGAGAGCTTTGAAAATGGGCTTCTAAACGGGGCAACAAACGGCGCACAAGAAACAGTCGCGCCAACTTGGCAAAACGGATTTTAATTAAAGAAAGAAGGAAACATCATGAAAAAAACAGAAAAATTTATCGCTATTCGTAGCACAGAAACAGGTCAATATTTAATGAAGTACAAAAGCAATGAAGGAGCTTTTGCATATAGCGCAACTTGGTCGAAAGAGCTGCAAGACGCGGCAACAAATAGCCTAGAATCAGTACAAGATCAAGCGAATAAATTGCAAAAAGTCGCCGAAGCGTTCGGAGGTGAGTTACTTGTCGTAAACGCAACGTATGAGCTTGAAACCCTCGACGGAAACGAACCGAAAGATCTCACAGAAGAGATCGAAGAGGCAAAACGCAAACACTTTGAGAACTTTCTTCGTGGCCTTTTAGCAGATAACGACGAGGAGGACTAAAAAAATGCAAATTACAAGAGGAAGGAAGGCACGGGCTCAGAAAGTCGTGATCTATGGCCCAGAAGGGATCGGAAAGTCTAGCTTTGCGAGTCAATTTCCGGATCCGGTATTCATCGATACGGAAGGGTCAACTGATAATATGGACGTGGCCAGAATGGACAAGCCGACAAGCTGGGCAATGCTCAAGAACGAGATCGCGTTTATTAAGGCGAATCCAGACGCTTGCAAAACGCTAGTCATTGATACGATCGACTGGGCGGAACAGCTCGCGGTCGATTATGTTTGCGCACAGCACCAAAAGAACGGGATCGAAGATTTTGGTTGGGGCAAGGGCTATACATACGTACAAGAAGAGATCGGGCGTCTATTGAATAGCTTGAGTGAGCTAGTGGACAACGGGATCAACGTCGTTTTGACAGCCCACGCACAAATCAAGAAATTTGAACAGCCGGACGAGATGGGATCTTATGACCGATACGAATTAAAGCTCGGGCAAAAGACCAGCTCAAAGACGGCCCCGCTGGTCAAGGAGTGGGCCGATATGGTTCTCTTTGCGAATTATAAAACTATTGTCATGACCACGGACACAGGCAAGAAAAAAGCCCAAGGGGGCGAACGTGTCATGTATACGAACCACCGCCCCGCATGGGACGCGAAGAACCGTCACGGCTTACCAGATCAGCTACCATTTACGTTTGAGAGCGTGGCCCATATCTTCAACGCACCGGCTCCCGCACCAACTGAACAATCGGCACCGGCACCACAACCAGAGCCCCAACCGGCACCAGAGCCACAAAAACAAAACATTAACGAGCAATTGCAAGAGGTCGCCCAAGAGGTGGCTCAAGAAATGGGACGAGCTCCACAAGCTGGACTCTTACCACAAGCGTTGATCGACTTAATGGCTCCGAACAACGTGACCGAAAACGAATTGCAAGAGGTCGCGTATATACGCGGACACTTCCCGATGGGGACACCGATCGAAAACTTTCCGAGCAATTACTGGGATATGATCGTTGCGAATTGGAACGCTACACTGGACGTTATTCAAAACCAAGTCCGGAAAGATCCGGAATTACCCTTCACGGTGTAGATTTTAGGAATTAGAAATCATAGCAAAATATAACAAGGAGTATCTATGAAAGATAAAACTATTAAAATTGATTTGTCTAAAATCGCAAATACAGCCTTACAAGAAAAGGTTGACAAAGAACTTGAAAAAGTCCTTGAGAATATTCTGGACCTCAATACAGAGGCTAAAGCAACCCGTAAGGTAACGATCACACTAACGATGTCAACGGACGATGAGCGTACTGTTGTTAAGACAGGTATGGAAGTTAAATCCACTTTGGCACCACAAAAAGGTGTCGCAACAACTGTCATTGTCGGTCGCGACGACACTGGTAAAATTCACGCTAACGAGCTAAAAAGTGGTATTCCGGGTCAGACTTACTTTGATGATAATGGAGACATGAGAACCGATACTGGTGAACTCATCGAAAAGATTGAAAAACAAAGTACAAATATCATTGATTACAACAAAAAGAAAGCAGGTAACTAACTATGACAGAAAATCTCAAAGAAGCATTATCTTACGCAGTCGAACTAGCGGGTAAAGAAAACAAAATCATTCGTTCAAGAAATGGGAAGGAATATTTTGACGGCAATAAATATAGCTTACAGGAACTTAACCCTTATAAGTACGCACCTATCCTTGAGCTTCAAACACTCAAAAGTCTAGTTGACTATCTCAAGTCAGACAACGATCTCATCAGTGATCGTAAACTTGTAATTGTCGTGGACAGTTTCCGAGAAGTATCTGTATATGACCAAGTTGATTTTGAAAATGGCAAACGCCCTCAGCTTGTGTCTGTAAGAGCATCTGTCCCAGTTATTCCATTCAGCAATTGGCGCGATCAAGAAGAATTTAATATTATGTTGCAGTCTATGTTCATCAATGACGCAGATCGCAATTTGGTCTTGGATTTTGCCAGCCATTAAAAAATCGAAAAAGGCGCAGAAGTACAGGACAATGGCATTAGTCAAATGGCGACGGTTCGCGATGGTGTAGCAAGTCTAGCACAAGCTAAGACTCCAAATCCAGTGACCTTGCGTCCATATCGTACTTTCAATGA